ACAAATGACACCTACTGATATTTGCAATCAAGCATTATCGCTTATCAATGCAGGTCGCATCCGTTCTATGACGGAAGAAACAGAACCTGCTAGACAATGTAGATTGCATTATGATCTAACACGTAGAGTATTGTTGGAACAGTTTGAATGGAACTTTGCACGAAAGCGTGAACGTGCGGTACTATCTGAACACAAGATTGATGGTTGGGATTATGTGTATGCTTACCCTGAAAAGTGTGTTCGCATCCTTGCGGTAATTCCACAGGGTGAACGATACCGAGCGGAAAAGCAACGTGAATATGATGTTTATTTGACTGATAACAATACAAAGTACATCGTATCTGATGTACCTTTGATGCACATTGATTATGTGTACGATATTACCGATGCTGATGTAATGAACCCTATATTCGTAAAAGCATTAGTGTGTAAGATGGCATCTGATTTAGCAATGCCACTAACAGGCAATAGCGGTTTGTTTGACCAATCATACAAGTTATATCAAGCTGCATTACAAGAGGCAAAATCTATGAGTGCTAAGGAACGCAGATTAGATATGCCGTATGTAAGTAATTATATCAAGGCAAGGAGTTGGTAATATGCAACCTCTATTTATAGGGCAAGTCGCATTTACTACAGGCGAAGTATCGCCTGATGTATCTAGTCGATTTGACCTTGAACAATATAAAAGTGCATTACTGCTTGCTGAAAACGCAGTCATTCGGCCTTATGGTGCGGTAGCACGTAGACAAGGTTCACAGTTTATCGGTTATGCAAAATATAACGATAAGCCAGTTAGACTGTTTGAATTTACTACGAACAAGAACCAATCATTCATGCTTGAATTTGGTGATAGATATGTTAGGGTGTGGCGGAATGGTGTGTATACAAATGTTGAAGTAGCAACACCATTTGAGGCGGACATTGTAGGTGAATTAAACTGCATCCAAAGTGGCGATGTAATGTTTATTTGTAGTGGTAAGTACCCTATTCAAACGCTATCACGATATAGTGATGCTGACTGGCGGTTGGGTGCATATAAGCTAACCGAACAACCTTATGATGAAATCAACACCGATAATGGGCATACACTAACTGTTAATGGTGATACGATCACATCCACAAAAGACCTCTTCACACAAGATATGGTTGGTAGTGTAATTCAGATTGCATACTATGTGGAGGCGGTACATACACAGATTAGCGGTATCGTTGTAGCGAAAAAAGTCAAACGCTATATGCAACCACAAGGAATAGAAAAGACCTACAACAACATTAATTACAATGTTGAAAGCTACAGTACTGATACAGAACTATCATGGAAATTCACCACTCATGGCACATGGGAGGGTACAGTTAAAATTCAAATCTCTAACAACAATGGGCAGACTTGGAAAGATTACAGAACATACACCTCTAAGAATGACTACAATGTAACTGATACAGGTAAGATAGAGGCTGGAGCAAGGTTAAAATATATCTCCGATATTAAAGGTGGTTCTGTTAATTGCGACTTATCTATTATGCCGTTTACTCAATATGGTATCGTTGAGATTAAAAGCGTAACCGATGCTAAGAACGCAAAGGTTAATGTTCTGAATGGTATTAAAGAGGGTGAACCTAGCCACCAATGGAAGTTAGGCAGTTGGAATAGTGGCAGAGGTTATCCTAAGTTATGTACATTCTATCAAGACCGATTTGTAGTTGCTGCTACTGATAGCAAGCCTAATTATATTTGGTTTAGCCGTACTGGTGATTATCCTAACTTTGGTGTTGAAAAAGTAGGCGGTACAATCACAGATGATAGCGCAATCACACTACCAGTAATCAACCGCAAGATGTATGAAATTAGACACCTTGTACCAGCTAATGACTTGATTGTTTTAACAAGTGGTAATGAATGGATAGTTGATGGGAGCAAGACTATTACACCTACTAACTGTTATTTGAAAACACAAACACAACGTGGTGCGTTAAAGTGTGAACCACAGTTTATCGGTAATAGATGCGTATTCGTTCAAGAGCGTGGCGGTACTGTTCGTGATATGGGTTATAGCTATGAGAGTGATAACTACACAGGGCAAGACCTTACATTGTTTGTTAAAACATTGGTTAAAGGTCATGTGGCAGTAACGAGTGCTTATGCACAAGACCCAGATAGTATCATCTACTATGTACGAGATGATGGACAACTCAACTGTTTAACTTATATTCCTGAACAAAAGGTATATGGTTGGTCGCACTTTGTTACTAATGGCAAATACCGATATGTAGAGAGTGTGGCAGAGGGCGAACAAGACACAATCTATTTTGTAGTAGATCGTGTTATCAATAATAAAAATGTTAAATGCATTGAACGTAGCATTCCGCTATACACAGAAGATAACTCCGATGTGTTCCTAGACTGCTATGTTAAAGTCGCTAATTCAATTAAGACTGATTACATCAATGCACCTCATCTAGTAGGGCAAATGGTAGACATAGTAGTTGATGGACAACAGATGCCATCTAGGGTAGTACCACCAACTGGGTTTATTAAATTAGACGGTAAAGCAAATGTAATTACTGTTGGTTTACCTTATACTACTAAAATCAAAATACCTAGCGTAGAGCAACAAATAAACGATGGCACATTGCAATGTAGATTGGTAACCATAACACGAGTTGCGTTGCGGTTATATCGTTCATATGGTGGTAGCGTAGGTAAAACATTTGATGATGTAGATGATTTAATTATGAAACCTAAATCGCTATTTACTGGTGATACTGTAATCATGTTACCTAAGATAGCAACTAGCGTTAATACAAATACAGAAATTTGCATAAAGCACTCAAAACCTTTCCCATTTAACCTGTTAGCGGTTACAAGAGAGGTAGAAATTGGCGGTGGTTTCCCAAATGTTCATGGAATGTGATATTTGCCCATCTAAGCACGTTTCGTTAATTCGTGAGTTATACATCAACTTACGTTCGATAGATGCCTTAGAGGTTAAATATATCAATCGAAAAAATTCAAACTATAGTGAAAATGACTTTGTGAACGATATTCTTGGGGAAGATTATCAAAGTCGAATTGTTACTGATAATGACAAGCCATTATGTGTATATGGGGTATCGAACACATCATTAAATGGGATGCATTGTATTTACTTTTTGGGGAGTAAAGATTTTGAACGTAGTTTGACATTGCAAAAGCAATTCATAAAAGTTAGTAGAAATATCATTAGGGAATGGCTACAAACTAGGGAAGTACTTTTTAATTACATACACAAAGAAAATTACCGCACCATTAGATGGCTAAAGTCATTAGGTGCGGTTATTCATTACGATATTAACGATGGGGATATGGTTTTATTTACACTAAGAAAGGGGGATGCGAATGTGTAACCCTATTGCATTAACGGCAGTAAGCATGGTTGGCACGTTGTTTACACAACATCAACAAGGCAAGGCGCAAGCTGCAATGTACAATCAACAAGCAAGGGTAGCAGAAGCTAACGCACGTATTAGTGATCGCAAGCAAGAACAAATTGCAGACCAAGCCTTGCAAGAACGAGATAAAATGTCCGATAAGATGCGACTTATCCAAGGTCAAAATACGGCAGAAACTGGTGCTAGTGGCTTGATGATGGCTGGTACACCATTACAACTTATGGCATCTAGCTATGACGAATACAACAAAGACATTCAGAATTGGGAAAGTAACAAGAATAACAGTATCTACAATGAATATCTTAATGGCATGAACTACCGCAATGAGGCAAGCACCGTACGAGCAGCAGCAAGCAACACTAAATCACAAACTAGAATGGCTATGCTAGGTACGATATTGAGTGGTGCATCTAGTATATATGGTTTAAAAGGTCAGTATGGCGGTAGTAGTAATAGCGGTGGATATTATTCGCCTAGCTTAAAAGCATCTCAACAATCTAACTTGGTTAGGGATGGTAGGTTTGTAAGAAATACTATCAAAAGTAATAAGTGGGGTATCTAATGCGATTTGTAAATTACAATGGCGAACAAAAACTAAATACAATTAGCGGTGGTGTGCAAGCTACTGGTAATGAATTAGCGTTTGGCGGAAATCAACAAGGTTTAAAAGGTGTAATTAATGCCATTGATAACATTAACGAACAGATGCAAAAGCGACTTGATGAAGATTTAAACATCGCATACATGAATGCTGAAACAGATTATAAAAATCGTATATCGCATGAATTGACCAATAAAGAAACTGGTATTTTACATAAAGAGTTAAATGGCGCTGCTAATGTAACACAACTATTTAATGAAAGTGAATATAACATCAGACAAGAGGTATTAAGTAATTTACCTAACAATAAGCGATTGCGTGAACGATTTTTACAAATGGCGGATAAAGATTATCACGCTAATAATATGCGTGTCCAAGTACATGAGCGCTCTGAACGTGAAAAATACAAGGATGTAACATTCAATAACAATGTGAAATCATCTGAACAGATTGCAGTACTAGGCTATAACAACCCTAACATTGTATCTAATTCACTAAGCACCATTAAGAGTAGCATCGAAACTATGTATGGTGAACGTGGCGAAGAGTTTGTAAAAGCTAAATATCAAGAAGTGGCAGACCGAGTAGGTGCTGCAATCATTGATGAAACAGTAACACGAAATGATATTACCGCAGGTCCACAAACAATCGCAGCACTACGAGAAATGGGTGTAAGTGAGGGTGTACTATCTAAAGCAGCAGTAGCAATCGATAAGGTAAATACGCAACAAATAATCGATAAACGTATTGTAGGTGATGTAGATACATTTGGTGAGGGTAACGCAGAAAAGGCAGCAGATGCATATATTGCAACACTACCGAAAGCTGGACAAGGCGGAAATTTAAATATAGCCGCACTTGATAGTGCGGTTAATGAACAGTTGGGTAAGCCATATCTACTTGGCGGTGATGGTGGTGAAAGTACCGACTGTGGTAAATTTACGCTTGATGTGTCCGCAAAAGCTGGTGTTACTCTTAACTACCGCACCGCAGATGGTCAGTACTTACAAGCTGAACAAGAGGGTAAGTTAGTTAAAGATATTTCACAAGCACAAAAGGGCGATTTAGTCTTTTGGCACGTTCCAAGTAATGAGGCTAGATGGGCAACTAGCAATGATCCTAACGCAGTCAACACAGACAACCAAGCCTATATGGGTGTAACTCATGTAGGGGTTTATATGGGCGATGGTAAAGTTGCACAAGCTGGTAGTGGTGGTGTGTCTATTGTTAGTACTGATATATACCCAGTAGTTGGTGTAGGTAAGTTTAGTGGTAGTGCTAAAGGATATACTGATGGCGAACTCTTACAAAAACGAGAAGAGTATATGAAAGCGTACAATGTTGAAGAAAGTAAACGCAAAAAAGCAAGGGCAGAGGCACTAGCAAGACAAAAAGAGGCTATCCAATTACAACTCATTGAAATGGGTAAGAATGGTGCATCTAGTGGTGAGATGGCTAATTTCTTAGATAATGCTATAGGGGATAATAAAGAACTAACTTTAGCATTTGGTTCACAAAGAAATCAATTTATACGAGCAGATGTAAAAGAACAACAAGCTGCTAACCAATCATGGGGGATGAATGAAATTCGTTCCATGCTTGGAAATAACAGACCTCAATCAGAAATTTTTAAGTTTATTGATGATAACCATATTAATCTATCATTAGAGCAATACAACTCATTGCGTAAAACTCTTAATGACCGTGATAACGGAACTGGTGATTATGCACCAGAGTTAGCTGGTGTGAATTATGTTCTTAACGATAGTTTAGAGAATATGAATGAACAACAAAAAGGGTTAGCAAGGATAGGTTTTAAACAACAGATGGGGGCGTGGAAAGCTAAATTTGTAGCAGTCGAGGGAAGAGAACCAACAACTGGTGAGTTAGATTGGGCTGCACATGAAATAGCTGGTCAAACAGTAATTCAAACTACAAATGTAGAACACTTTTGGCAAAATGGAGATAATTATAAAACTAATACATCAATGGCTATATTGGCTGGTGATGGTGTGGTTGATTGGAAAGTACTTGGAGATACACACTATATAAGACTTTATAAGTCTAATGGTGATTTTGAAGATATAGATGAGGGTACATTCCATGCTAGGTATAACATTGAGGGATAGGTGAAAATATGTCTAATAACCCATGGAAAATAGAACAACAGAAAATCAACCCATTTATTAACAAGGATGGTGATCATGGAGAGTTAGGCACACCTGTTAATGGAGTTGTAGGTAATGCGGTAGATGCAGTAAAACAAGTAGGGAATGCGTTAGGCGGTTTAGCAGATGCACCTTATCTAGTCGATACAACTGGTAGCGGTAAGGATAGAACTTTACAAACTGTATCTACCATTGGCGAGGCTTTAAAGGAAAACCCTATTGTAAATAACCCAGCCTTGCAAGCTGCATCAGCACGTTTTATCTATGCAAGTAGTGATGCGGTGAAAGCTAATGCAGCACTAGACTATGCTAATAAATTAAATATCGGTGCTGATGTTATTTTAAATAGTGGTGAAACAGGGTTCACGAGAGCAGCATATCTTGCCAATCAAGTAGATAGAGGGCGAACAGTACAATCTCTATATGATGAGTACCCAGAGTTATACAAGATTAAATATGGTTCACAATCAGAGGCTATATATAGTTTAGACAACTTACAATCTATAAAGTCTACTCATGGTATATGGGATAGCATTCAACAGAATATATGGTCTATCAATGATCAGATGAAATTGGGCGATGCTGGTTATGAATTATCCAACACTACAGACCCTAAGAAAATCGAAGAATTAACAAACGAAATTCAACGATTACAAACTAACCTTTCAAATTATCGTCATGCAGATGGACTAGATGTAGCACAATCTGTAATCGGTGAAACCGCTGGACAAGGCTATATGATGGCTAAACAAGGTGGTATAGGTGCGGTAGCTGGTGCAGTTGCTGGTGCATTAATTGGTGGCTTGGCTACAGAGGGTGTAGGTGCAACTGCTGGCGCTGCTACTGGTGCTAAATGGGGTGGCGGTGCTGACATGGCATACAATATGTATAAAATGTCATTTGGCAATAAGTACATTGAACTCACTCAAAAGAAAGATGCGAACGGCAACCGAGTATACACAGACCAAGAGGCTAATCAATATGCTATGTCTTACGCTGCTATTGATGCAGGTATTGAGTTTGCAGCAACTGCAGCTATGGGTAAAGCCTTTAAAGCAGTAGCACCTAAAGGTATGATTGCAAAAGCTATTAGTACTGGTGTTGGTGATACTGTTAAAACATTTGATAGAGGTATCGGAACAACTGTTGCACAGATGGCTAAAAATTCTGTTAAAGCTGGTGTACCAGAATTATTTGAAGAGGGTTTACAAGACATTAACGAAAAGGTGCAACACAACTTAACACGCAAGGATAATGACCTAGAGGGTTATTATAGTGTAGGTGATATTGCTATAGGTTCGCTAGATGCAATGAAACAAGCATTGCCAGCGGTAATAGGTTTTGGTGCTATCGGTGGTGCAGTAGGTGGCGTGCGTACTGCAAAGGCATTCCGTGATTTCCAAAAGCTAACACCTGAACAACAACAAGCAGCAATCATTGCTGAACAAAACCGCAATGGTGTGGTAATTATGGATAATGTTCGTAAAGATAGCACTACCAATAAAATCGCAAAAGAAAACCCTGAACTATACGGCAAAATCGTACAAGCACAGGGTGATAAGATTGGTGTGTCTACACAATATGTAGATGTAGCGGAATTAGTACAATCTAAAAACGGACAACTAGCAATTCGTGATATGGTAGACAATGGCTTGGTAACACAAGAGGAAGTAAAAGCAGCTATTGAGGCAGATGCACCTGTTGAAATTCCTATTGGTAGTTATGCACAAGTATCTATGAACTTATCCGATGAAACAGTAGATGCATTAAAACAAACCTCTTACTTTACACGTGGCGGTATGTCATTGGCAACTTTGGAACGTGCAAAACAAGAAGTAGATGTTGCTAAATCTGTATTGAAAGATGATACATCTAAACGTGCGGAACGTATCAAAGATGATATTATCCGTAATGAATTTGAGGGCGCATCTGATATAGATCGTGAAGTACTTAACGAGGTACTATCTGACCCTACCAACATTAAACGTAACTATAATAACTTATTGCATACGTTAAAAGAACAGTATAGAGAAACCTATGCAAGCGACTTTGACAATGCAGATAAATCTATCAATGATGCGGTAACTACTGGTATTGAACCACAATGGCTAACTGACTATAAAGCTAATAATGGCGGTAAAGCACCACGTACAAATGCAGAACGTAGACGAGCAGCTTATGAGTATAGCCGAGCAACTACAACTGCTAACCTTGATGGTAACGCTGATGCATTAGCACAATCTGATGCACATTATGCAGATATGGAACATATGTTGATGCAAATCGAAAGTTTAGAGGCTATGAAAGATAAAGTCTTTGAATTGGCGAATAATGATATAGCGTTACGAATGCAACTATCTAAAAGTGGATATGATGTGTACAACGAAGTAGTTAAAGCTATTAGTGAAAGCACGAATAGAAAACAACGTGAAACTGCAAAAGCAAATGCATTATTGATGGCACAACACGCTGATATAATGGCACAATATATGCGACAAATGGGTCGTGGTGGTTATACTGCTATGGATTATTTCCGTGATAGCGTGCGTATCAACATGAATGCTAAATTAGGAGAAAAAGTCGGATATGCACAACCACTAAATGTTGATGTTGACTTAAATCACAAATTACAAGTTGTTGATTTAACAAATCTTAAAACTAATCTGAAAACAGAAAAAGACGTAATAGATTTATTTAAAAACACACCACCACAAGCGGTTATGATTGAGGATGGTAATGTCATTGTTTTACCGCCTAATGATAACGATGGTATAAATCATGTTGCATTTGGTACTGAAACAAGTAAAATAAATAAGTCAAATAAAAGATTGATAATTAGCGATGTATCGAACATATTACAACACAGCGTAGTTATTGATAGCTCTAAAAATAAAAAACTTAACAGGCCTACGAATAATATGAGTAAAGGTCAAAAAAGACGTCAAAGACGAAAAAATGGTATAGAGAATTATCATAATTTGTTAGCTGCTGTTAATATCAATGGTAATTATTATGCGGTAAGATTTATAGCAGAAGAGAAAAAAGGTAAATTAACAGTCAATCCAAAAACTGTTTATCTTTATGATGTGAACATACAAAAAAGCAGTACTACTAACGTTAAGGCACAGAGTGGCAATAGCCAAGCGGCCAGTCATACGTCTAGTAGTACTGCTTTTGATACTATAAGTATAAAAGACATATTGAATGGCGTCAAGGACGGAAAAGGTGTTTTATATGTAGATAATAATGGAAATGGCAATTATTACACACAAACATATAATCAATCAGCATGGCATGGTTCACCACATGATTTTGACACATTTGATTTAGGTGCTATTGGTACTGGTGAGGGTAATCAAGCACATGGCTGGGGTTTGTATTTTGCTAAAGATAAGAAAGTATCTGATTTATATAGACGTGAATTATCTTTAATTCATGATGTTGATAAAGGTACATTATTTAAAGTTGATGTTCCAGATACTAAAACAATGATTGATGAACAACAGTCATTAAACATTTTAAGTAAAGAAACAAAGCAAAGTTTAAACGCAGCAATTAATGCATTGCCAGAACAAGAAAAAGAAGTATTTATCAATGAATATACAAATAGTCCTTTGTTTAACCATTATGCTAAAAAAGAAATCGATGAGTTAGGTAGTAAGTTTAATCAACTAGATACTGAGTACAATTTACTAAAAGATAAGTACCTTGATAAATATATCGAGGGAGAACTTAACACAATTACTCAGAGAACTATAAATAGATTAGCTGAAAAATATAACATTGATTTAAAGGCACTGAAAGAAGACCCAGATAGTATAAAAGATGTAAAAAATCAACTAGATACTATGTGGTTTAATGCTTTTACAGAATATGGTATGGCTAGCAAAAAGTATAGGGAAATTTATTGGGGTAAGTATAAAGAAGATTTTTCTACACTATTAAATGATAGTGGTATAAATGGTAGAGATTTTTATCTGGCATTATCTAAAGCCTTAGGTGGTGCAAAAAAAGCATCAGAACATCTTAATGAGTATGGCGTTAAAGGCATTACTTATGTTGGAGAACAAGACGGACGATGCTATGTAGTGTTCGATGATAAAGCAATCAAAGTCATTGAAAAGTATAACCAATCTATAAACGGCATGACCGAAATCATGAAAGATGGTGAACGCATTATCAGCATTTTCAAAACTGCTGATAGAAGTACATTCTTACATGAGATGGGGCATGTATTCTTTGATGATATTCAAAAACTAGCATCAATGGACAATGCACCTAAACAATTACTTGATGATTGGAATACGCTTAAAGAGTGGAGCGGTTGGGTTGATGGTGAAAACGTAGATAACACCAAAGCACATGAGAAATTCGCACGAGGTTGGGAAAGCTACTTGCGAAGTGGTGAAGCACCAACAAGTGCATTGCAAAGAGTATTCCGTCAATTCTCCAAATGGCTAACATACATTTATCGTAGCGTTCAACGATTAGGTGGTGAAGTACCAACTGATATTAAAGATGTTATGGCACGTATGATCGCAACCCAAGAGGATATTGAGGCATACGCAGAACAACAACAATTAGAACAGTTTGAGAAAACCGAACTCTATAAGCAACTATCCGAGCAAGACCAAGCACGTATGCAGTCCTACATTGCAGATGTTAAGGAAAAAGCAAAAGAACGTGTGATGCGAAAACTCATGAAAGAACTTGATAATAGACCTATCAAGGAATGGGATGAAGAAAAAGATGCAATACAAGGCGAAATCGAAAACCGATTGATTGAGCAATATCCTATCTATAAAGACCATCAACGATACAACGCATTTGGTGAGATTGCTTTTGAAAAAACACAATACAATTCTATTGAAGAGTTAGAGAAAGCGGAAGTCGAACAAACTGGCGCTACATTTAACGATGCTATCAATCAAGAAATGCGTAATGCGAAAGCAGAGTTTATGCGTGATAACAATGTAGGCAAAACCAACGAGCAAATCGCAGAAGAAATCTTGCTTAGTACACAAGGTCAAATGAAATTGACTGAAGAGGAAAGTAAGATTATTCAAAAGTCTACTAATCGTGAACTAGCGAAGAACTGGGAATTGTTAGAACGTATTCGTAAACTAGACCCTAACGCAGAAACCATCGATACAGAATTAGACGAAATCGAAAAAGAGGTTAAACCTACTAAATACGATGAATTGAAAGCCGATAAGAAAAAAGTAGATGCTGCTTTATCTGATACTACTAAGCAACTAGAAAAAGCAGAGGAACGTATCAAACGCTTACGAGATATGCTTAACAATCGCATCAATAATGTTCGTTCTATTCGTGGTGCAGGACTTGGTACAATTTCTGACTACATGAACCGAGCAAGAAAAGAGTTAGGTGAATTGCCTATATCTAATGCTGTTCAGTTTAAAACATATCAGAATAAAGCGGTAACTGCTGGCAAGAAAGCTGATAGAGCATTGGCAATTGGTGATGTGGATAAAGCACTTGGGTTCAAACGTGAGCAAATGTTACAACAAGCGAGAGCAAGAGTAGCATTTGAAAACTTTGAGAAGTCCAAGAAATTGCGATTGAAATTAAAACAACAATTACAACGCATGACTAGACCTAAAAATCCTATTGCTATTGAACCTAATATGCGTTATTTCTATTCCCATATGGCATACCAAATGGGTTTAACTAAGTACGATGGCTTACCGCCTGTTGATGGTTTTGATATGAATACAGTATTAGCTGCACTAGATCCTGATGTTGGTATTCTAAATCAACAAAGCATGGTTCAGTTAGAACCTTGGATAGTTGAAATGTTCTACTCTAAAACACCTAAACCTTTCCGTTCTATCACCATGAATGAACTAGAAACTCTAGAAGAACTCATGACTGGTATGTATAAAAATGGCAGAAATGAGTATGAGGGTACAACTATACTGAATGATGAGGGTAAAAGCGTATCGTTTGAAAATGCAGTACAAGAAATCATCGGTGAGGCTACAGAAACATTTGGTAAAGAAAGTGGCGATGTATTCAACAAACTCAACAATCAAACTAAGATGGATGCAGTAAGTGGTAAACTATATAGTTTCCACTTAGCCTTAATGAAAGTTGAAACATTCCTAAGACGAATGGGTGGCGGTAAAAATGGCTTTGCGGTTAAATACATCTATGACCCAATCAACCGAGCAACGCAAGCGTTCAATGAACGTAAGGAAGCATCAATGCGTAGATTGGCTAATGATGTAGGAATATATTCCAAACGTGAACTATTTGATATGCGAAATGACCACTTATACACAGTTGGTGAGTTATACGGCTTAACAAAAGAGCAACTTATCATGATTGCTCTTAACTGGGGTACTGAAAGCAACCGACAACGTGTAATGGAAACCACAAAAGCAAATGAGGTTGAAGTTGAACGTGCATTCCAAGAACACATGACTGATAAGGACTGGGAGTTTGTAATTCGTACATGGGATCATATCAATTCATTCTTTGAAGAACGTAGTAAGGTACAAGAGGAACTTTATGGAAACCCATTAAAGAAAGTAGAGGGTTTGACATTTACTATCGGTGGTAGAAATATTGAGGGGCAATATTTCCCTATCGTGTACAACCCTAAAGTAAATGCATCCGTAAGTGATAACCAAGTTGAAGATATTGCAAAAACTATGGTGAGTAGTAATGCAGTATGGGGAACTGGTATGAGTGCTACTAAATCACGTTTAGATGTGGTAAAGGATAAATCATTATTGCTTGACTTTGATGTAATTCCTAATGCTATCACAGAGGCTATTAACCACGTTACAATGCGTAAAGCAGTAACCGATGTTAATAAGCTAATCAGTAACAGAGAATTGCAAAACTACATTGTAGATAAATTTGGTGCAGATACTTACCAATTCTTACGAACTTGGGTTAGAGATAACTGGCAAGATGAACCAGCAAAGGTTAGTGCGTTTGATAGATTAGTACTTACATTAAAGAAAAATACATCAACCGCAGTCATGGCTGGTAGAGTATCGGTAGCATTACAAAATGCGTTGAACTTACCAGTTATATTCTATCGTCTTGGTGTAGGCAATACGATTAGAGCTATCAATCATGCTGGTATTGGTTTTTATGGACACGGCACAACCACTTATAAGAACACTATAGATTTTGTATTTGGAAAATCAATCTTTATGCGTGAGCGTGTTCAAACTTTAGATAAAGACTTGAAGCAAGGCTTATCTATCGCTGGTAAAGGTTTGCGTATAGGTGATACAAATGTTGGTGGTTATAAGGTAGAACAGTTAGCCGACATTCGAGATGATATAAATCAAATGGGTTTCAGATTACTTACAGAAACAGACTTTGCATTATCCATTCCTGTATGGAAATTTGCATATGATCAAAAGCAAGCGGAACTAATTGGTAAAGAGGGTGTAAGTCTTGAATGGATAGAACAACAATCAATCGAAGCTGGCGATAGAGCAGTCAGAGATATATTTGGTAGTGGTGATACTAAAGATGCTGCTGCTATTCAACGTGCTAGAAGTTCTGTTATGCAAATGTTCGTACCATTCTATTCCTACGCTAATACGCTTTATAACATCATTACAGAGGGTAACTACGCACGAAAAGATACAGGTGATTATGCAAGGTTCGTTAAAATGCTATGGTGGACTTTGCTTTCACAAGCTGTAGGCATGATGGCATACAAAGCTATGACGAATGGCGATGATGATAAACCAGAAGATTTAGCTAAGTCATTTATCGAAGAGTTGGTCGCACAAGGTACTATGGGTGTTCCGTTGGTTAGGGATATAACCAATATGGCTATGAAGTTTATATTGGGAGAAAGACCTTATAACAAAGGAAATACAGTATTAGCTACAAGCATTGCAGAAAAATTCTATGATGTTAGCATCGCTATTGTAAGCGACAAAAAAGATGGCATTGATGTAGGCAGAAGTTTTAGTCAACTAGCTAATAGGGCAACTGGTTTTAGTGATACTGTTACAGACGGACTATGGACATTAGCTAGATATGCTTTCACCGATACCGATGCAGCCTTAGAAGATGTAATCATGGCTATCATGTTTGACCGTAGATTAAAAACTAAAAAAGATAAAAAGAAACATTGATAAATAAGGACTATCCATAATGGGTAGTCCTATTTATATACAACTGAAAGGGGATGTTAAATTGACACCAGAAGTACTAAAACCATCTGTAGTGTATCAATGTGATGGGCGAAATAAGAAGTTTATTTTCCCATATGATTTTGTCCAAATCGAGGACATTAAACTAACTATCGTTGATGAAGATGGTACAGAGGCAGTACAAGTTGGGAACATCGATTATGACGAAAGCACCAAATCGGTAATTTACCCAGCTAATGGGGATGCACTAGCCGTAGGACAAAAGGTTATCTTGGAACGTAGAACACCTATTTCACAAGATATGGACTTGCCGGACGAATACCCATTCGAGAATATCGAACACGCAACCGATAAGATCATACTCATCTTACAAGAGATGAAAGCAGAACTAGACCGCTCTTTAAAAATTAGAGTTGATAGCGACAAAAACGCAAATGAAGTTGCAAAAGATATTGTTGAGCGTTCTGTAAAGGCTGCTAATGATGCTATGAATGCTATGAATGTAATTAGTGAAAAGTCCGATAAGATTAATGCTAATGCAGATATAATCAACAGATTGGGCGAAGAAATCAAAACGATAGCATCGACTGTTGATGATAAATTGGCAACCGCTAATACGGCACTTGATACAGCCTTAACTAATGTTGCTACTGCAGAACGATTGGTTAGAGATGCTAAGGCTTATGCAGGTCAAACAACTGTTGATAAACGAGATATTAATAACCTTGTAGACCAAGCTAAGACTTTAAAGAATGATATTGATAACAAACAAACCTCTATTGCAAGCAACGCTATCAAGGCAACTGATGCTGCTAAACGTGCAGAAGTCGCAGCAAGTAAAGCGGAACAAATCGCCTTGCCTAATGGCGGTGGTTTGATTACAAAAACAGAAGCCGATACAAAGTTTATTCCTAAAGATAGCTTATATGGCATTGTATCTGTAAAAGACTTTGGGGCAGTTGGTGATGGTGTAGCTGATGATACCGCAGCATTTAAACGTGCTAATGATAATCTAAAAAATAAGATATTGTTAGTACCTAACGGCATCTACAAAATTAATGAACATCTAACTTTCAATACTGTTGATAGTGTCATGGATATGGGTACGTATAGCAATGTAAAACCATTCTATCCTACTGAAACACCAATGCTTAAAGGTTCATCCAATATTGCGTTTGTGAAAAATATTCAATATGGCGATGAAGTAAACCAATGTCAGGGGTTCACCTACAACGATAAAAAGAATGTGTTTGTATTAGCATGTATTAATGGTGATGGCACTAATCAAGTGTTATATGAACTCAATTCATCCACGTTTGAGATTGTAGGCACTTACAAATTTAATGACCCTGATAAGATGGGGCATTGTAATACTATGTGCTACAACAAGAACACTAATAAGATTTATCTTGCAAACGGCTTAAAAAATGGTAACAACCTAACAGTACTTAATGCTGACACAATGCAATATGAACGCACTATCACATTGAATGAACGTGTATTTAATATTGGATATGACCCAATCACACGTACTTATGTAAGCATCGTACCTATTAGCGGTCAACAACGATTACGGGAAATCAACTTATACAACGATGATTTTAAGAAATTAAAAACTTATCAAGTCGATTATGAATACGATGATTTCAATAACAATGGTGCATTTATGTTAAATGGCTGCATCATGAGTGCAACGCTTGGTAGCTTGGTGGAATGTACACCATTTGGCACAGTAAAACAAATCATCGAGATTAATAGAACTACTGAAATTGAAGATATAGCGTACTATAACGGCAAATTCTACTTTGCGGTATTAACAGAGAAACCTAACAAGCGACACCAAGTAGATATTTATGTTGGTGATCCAAACAAAGATTATCAAAACTCTATCAATACTGCACGATTGGCAACGCTTGATTATCTCAAACTAACTGGTGGTACATTAAGTGGCGCACTTAAAATGGCTAACAACACATTAATCGAGGGCTATAAGCCTGATGGACATGGTGTTGGTATGGCTAAAGTTTCTACCGCTGGTAACGTAGAACTTGGCGATAACTCCGTTAATACATTTATTAAAGGTAAGGAATTTAAACACTATGATGGTACAGATAGTTTCACAGTACTCACTACCAAACATTACGGAACGGCTATTTATAAGAAAAGCGATGTAGATAGTAATTTTGTTAAGAAAACGGAAGTAGACCAGTTAGGTTTTCCGTACTCTAAAGTTGATGCAGCGACAGATTGGAACACATTTACAGAACAAGGTGCTATTGAAATTAACTTTGATGGCGGTGCTAATAACCCACCACGTAGCCACAAACAAGGCATGCTAATTGTAATGAATTTTGGCAAAGGTGCAATGATTGACCAAACGTTCCATGCGTTCAATGGTGAAACGTACCACAGAATGTTTATGGCGAATACCTGGAAAAGCTGGGGCAGAGTACAAACATCTTTGAATAGCCGATTGAAATTGTGGAATGCTAATGGTGGAAACGAGGTGTATGTTGAATAATGCCTAACTTAAAAGTTAAGAAAGGAAACGATATACTAACCTTTGGACTAACTGATAATTTGCGTGATGTAGGCGAAAAGCGACTACCAGTAGTTATTAATGGTAAAACATACTATGCACGATTGGGGGCGAATAAAACCGCCCTTGTGGTGCAACGTACATCAAATGGTAATAAGAGTTATGTTCAAACTAACCCTGTATTGTTTAATACATGGCGATGGGGAAAGGTACCTTATGACATTAGGGGTACAGAAAAAATGTTTGTGTACTTACCAAAAGGAAAGTATAGAGCGACTGTGCATGGTGGGTATGACAAAACTAATGAATTTACTATAGCTGCATCGCAAGATATTGAGGTTAATGTTTCCACAACAGGTAGAGATAATTTTCTTACAGATACTGTTTTCAATATAAATGGATGGAGAGATACTGTAAGTTTAACACGGCATCAATTTACTATAACTATTGAACGAATTGGGGAGTAAGAATGATAGAAGTTGTATTATCACCTTTCATGGCAGAGGGGTTTAACGTAGCAGAGGCGGTGCGAATATCACTAGCTATATTCACAAGTGTTGTATTGGTTTTTGTTGATACGTTCTTACGTGTCTTAGTCGAGGCACGTAATTTTAATTTGGCTACTAATAGAGAATTAACCATTAAGAATATGTTCCTTGCGATCATATGGCGAGGATGGGCGAGCGTTGAAGTCAACGGACACCAACGAAGATTTCTAGTAAGCGGAAAACTACGAGCGGACATGACAAAAAAATTAGTTAAGTCTTATCCTTGGTTATTCCTCTTATCATTCATTCTCTTAACCTTGCCTGATGTGGATATTCCTATGTTAGGTCGCATTGATGTGTTCTTGTCTACATTGTTGTACCTAGTACCTATTATGGTTGAGTTAGCATCTATTGTGGAGAATATGATTGAACTTGAATTTGTAGAAAGTACATGGTTTCAACGTGCGATGAAATTGGTTAAAGAGTTGCTAGCGTTCGTTAAATCAATAAAGGATGCGATTAAATGAAAATTAATTATGAGGACACTATAACCTTAGTGGCACTAGCAACCGCACTAATCATGACTATTTATCTTGAACAGAAAGATTTGGCAAGTGTAATAGTTGGTGTGTTAGGTGGTTATATCGGTGCTACTGGTGGTGTTAAGCGTTCCCAATATATG